GAGCTGAGAGGCATTGAGGCGGAGCACGGTGATGCGTTTCGCTACGACGTTCGCGTCGCGGCCGAAGCGTGGATCGCTGACGAGGCGAACGAGCCCCGGCGCTTCGAGTGGGTGTGCGAACAGCTCGGCGTGTCGCCGAGTGCCGTGCGCCGATCGATCATTGCGAGGAGCCGGGTTTGATGATTGGCCAGCGGTTTGCTCGCCTTGTTGTGCTGCAACGCGCCGGGAGCACCGCCGCCGGCAAAGCTATTTGGTGGTGTGCGTGCGACTGCGGTGGAAAAACTCAGGTTGTGACCGGGGATCTACGCTCCGGCCGGCAGCGTAGTTGTGGTTGTCTTATGCGGGAAACGCGACAGCGAAACGTGGACACGTTCGTCCACGGGCATGCTCGCCGGGAACAACGCCACCCTTTGTACGGTACGTGGGCGGACATGGTGAAGCGGTGTTCAAATCCGCGGAATTGGGCGTGGAAATATTACGGCGGCCGTGGTATAACCGTGTGCGCTCGCTGGTACGAGTCTTTTCCAAATTTTCTAGCTGATATGGGCGAACGGCCTGCGGGCCTTACACTGGACCGACGGGATAATGATGGGAACTACGAACCAGCCAACTGCCGGTGGGCCACCCGCGCGGAGCAATCACGAAACAGGCGAAAACCGTGCCGACCCTGAAGCCATTCCAGATTGAGGGGGCGCAGTTTCTTGCCGCGCGCACTCGTGCGCTATTGGCTGGAGAGCCGGGCACCGGAAAGACGGCGCAGTTCATCACGGCGGCCAACCTTGTTGGTGCGCGGCGCGTTGCGGTCGTGGCACCCGGGGTTGGCCTTACCCACTGGCAGCGTGAGTTCAATAAATGGAATTTCCAAGGCGACCGCGCTGACGTGATCTCGTGGGACGATGCGCACGAGCACCGCGACCTGTTCCTGCAGGCTGGCGGTCCGGCGCGGGTTCCGATGCAGTGGGACGTCCTCATTCCAGACGAGGTGCACTTCGGCAAGAACCCGCAGGCGCGGCGCGCGAAGGCGGTGCTCGGCAAGCACGGCCTGGGCTGGTACGCCCGGCGTATCTGGGCAGGCTCGGGAACACCAGCCCCCAACCACGCGGCGGAGCTATGGCCGATGTTGCACGCATTCGGGCGCGCGAAGATGGACCTGCAGGCATTCACCAATTACTTCTGCGTCGTCGACGGCCGCGGCAAGGTCCGCGGGAACCGCGAGGACCACATTGACGAGCTTCGTGGTATCCTGAAAGAGTTCACATTGCGGCGGCTCAAGAAAGACGTGCTGCCGGAGCTGGGACCGATCGATGTGCAGGAGTGGTACGTGGCTCCGAACGCGCGCTTCATGTGGGAAGTCGAGCCAGAGACAGATTCCCTCGAGTCTCAGTTGCGCGGCATGTCCGACGACGAGCTGATGGACTTCCTCGGCAGTCAGAGCACGGAACTGGCGACGTTGCGGCGCTACAACGCGCTGCTGAAAGCGCCCGCGGTCTTCGATGCGGTGAAGTTTGAATTGGAGAACGGGCTGCTCGACAAGGTGGTGATCTACGCCCACCACAAGGATGCGATGGCGGCGCTGCAGCGGGAGTTCGTTGCCGCTGGGATCGGGTCGATCCTGATCTACGGGGACACCCCGATGGCGGAGCGCGACGGTTTGATTGAGAAGTGGAAGCGCGACCCGGGGACTCCAGTCAACATATCGAGCATCAAGATCGCCGGCACGGTGCTGGACTACACGGCAGCGCACCAAGTCATCATGCTGGAGATGGACTGGGTGCCCGGCAACAACTCGCAGGCGATGCAGCGGCCGCACCGCATTGGGCAGGACAAGCCGGTGACGGTGCGCGTGGCGATCGGTACTCCGGTCGATGAGATTGTGACAGGGGTGCTGGTGCGCAAGACGAAGGCGATTGACGAAATTTTCTCTTGACATCATGTTTTTCTGTGGTTTACTGACCTGAAGGAGCGATGACCATGTCCAAGCAATTTCCGAAGACGAAGTTCCCCGAGACGCTGTACGTGAAGCAGGAGCACGACGGCGACGAGACATACATCGTCGCAGCCGCCACCCCCGGTGCGCTGGCCGAGACGGGCGTCGCGGTGCCCGCGGCCGTGTACGAGCTGGTGCGCGCTGGCGTCGTGATCGAAACCAAGGTCGAGGTGCGCTGATGAAAATCACGATCACGCACGACTTCGACACTGTCGACGCGGCGGAAGAGTTTCTTTCCCGTTTGTCGCGGCCGGGCGCAGCGCAGTCCGCGCAGTCTGGGAGCCTCCCGGCGGAGCCGGAGAAGCGCGCTCGCAAACCCCGTGCCGACGCCGGCAAGGTGCGCGGGGCGTACAAGCCGCGTGAGGATGCGCGGGCGGACAATACAACGGGGGGACCGTCTGCATCGGAACCGGGTATTACGGGCGGGGATTCCGCTTCCGCCCAGCCCGCGGCGACGGTCTCTCCACCCCAACCCGCAGCGCCGGTGAAAAGTCCGGCCACTGAGCCGTCCCAAGCAGCACAGGCGCCGACCGCTGTGGGCTCCGTTCTCACGCTCGCCGACCTTCGGTTGGCGATGGAACTGCTGAACGCGGTGCCCAGCAAGGGCATGACCGCGAACGTCGCCGCGCTGCGTACGTTTGGTGTGCTGCGGGTCAGCGAGCTGCCGCCCGCGAAGTACGCTGAGTTCGAGGCTTACGTGCGCGCGCAGCTCCCGACGCCGGTGGTCGGATGATGCACGACTATTTCCTCTCGCTGACGGTCATTCTTGAGACCGAGATCTGGAACCACCCGGCACTTTTCGCGGACTGGCTGATCGAGGCCTTGGCGAACGAGAACAACCAATGAGCCGCAAGTACGCTTTCACCATCGAGCCCACCGGGCACGCCGAGCTGTCGGCCTCTTCGGCCGAGCGGTGGCTGACCTGCGCGGGTAGCGTGATGCTGGTACGTGGGCTGCCGAACGTGTCTTCGTCTTACGCGGCGGAAGGGACGGCGGCGCACTACATCGCCGCAAAGGAGCAGCTTGGGATGAATACCCGGGTGGCGTTGCCGATTCATGGCCGCTGGCTCGGGAAGAAGGCGCTTGTCGAGGGGCACGAAACCGCAATCGATGAGGAGCTGCTCGACGCGGTTCAGGAGTTCCTCGACTACATCCGCGAGAACGAAGAAGACATGGATGTGGTGTCGGTCGAGCAGTCGTTCACGCCGGCCATGAAGAAGCTGCACCCGAAGTTCGGCGGCAGCACTGACCGCGTGATGTGGCGGGAGCGCACACGCCTGCTCCGGGTCTACGATTACAAGCACGGCGCAGGTGTCCCCGTTGACGTGGACGACAACAAGCAGCTCAAGTACTATGCCGTCGGCGCGCTGCTCTCGAACTCGCAGTGGAACGCCGAAGATGTCGAGCTGGTCATCGCGCAACCGCGCTGCGACCACGAACAGGGCCGCATCCGGACGTACAAGTTCAAGGCGATCGAGCTGCTGGAGTACGTCGCGGATTTGCTCGAGGGCGCGAAGCGCACAGAGGAGTTCGGCGCGGATCTTGTCCCGAGCAAGAAGGCGTGCAAGTTCTGCCCCGCCGCGCAGGCCAACACGTGCCCGGCGTTGGAGGCGGAGACGCAGGCGCTGGTGCTCGCGGACTTCACAGCGGTCGGCGTCGAAAAGTATTCGAAGGGGCAGATCGCCGAATTCCTGCGCATGGCACCATTGGTGGAGGCCCGGATCTCGTCGGTGCGCGAGTTCGCCTACAACCGGATGTGTGCCGGCGAAGAGTTCCCCGGCTGGAAGCTCGTCGCGAAGCGCGCCACCCGCAAGTGGAAAGATGAGGCGGCGGCGACCGAGGCATTCGGGAAGGTCCCGGGTGCCATGACAGAGCCCGAGCTTCGCAGCCCTGCGCAGATTGAGAAGCTGCTCGGCAAGAAGAAGTTCGCGACGGCCGCGGAGCCGCTCGTCGAGAAGATTTCCAGCGGCCTCACGACGGCCCCCGCGGAAGATCCGCGGCCGTCGGCGCAGGTCGCCCAACTCACAGATTTCAGCGTCGTGTCGGAGAACGCGGAAAAAGCAGCAACCCCTCCGGCTAACTAGAAAGAGGAGCAACATGAGCAAGAACACCGAAGTCAAGCTGAGCGACGTCCGTCTGTC